CGATTGGAGGAATGTCAGACGTAGATTTGACAGACACATCACAAGGAGGACTAGCAGAAGGTTCAGTTCTTGTATATGACTCAGCAGCAACAAGATTTGTTGCAACAAATGTATTAAATAACATCACAGTAAATGGGGGTAGCTTCTAATGGCATCCAATATTCTAATTAAAAGGAGTACTGGTTCAACCGCACCTGGCACTATTACGTTTGGTGAACTCGCCATTACGACAGGAGCAAACGGTACTCAAGCAAACGCAGGAGACAGACTATTTGTTGGAGATAACAATGGTGCTGCACAGATTGTAGGTGGTAGATACTTTATGGACATGTTGGATCATGTTCATGGAACTCTTACCGCTAGTTCATCTGTACTAGTCGATAGTAATTCAAAGATTGATGAGTGGAACGTTGATGACATTACCCTCAATGCAAACGTCATTACAACTTCTACCACTGATGCTGACCTTATCTTCCGTGCAAATGGCACAGGTAAATTAGTAATCGAAGATGGTCAAGAACTAGAGTTTGGAACTACAGGAGATGTAGAATTATCATATAATGATTCAGATGCAGTTTTAGACATCAAGCGAGTAACAGGAACCCCCGACTTGCGTATCGCTGATGATATGAAACTAAACTTTGGTAATACAAAGGACGCTTCTATCAGATATGATGAAACAACTTCTGACAAGATCCAAGTAGAAGGTGCAGACTGGAACTATGGAACTGGTGTACAGGTTAATTTTGCAGACACTACAGATGCTTCTAACGTCGCTACAGCGGGTGTTACCTTTGCGGGTGGTATTGGTGTTGCTGCTACTGCATGGATCAAAGATTTACAAGTAGATGATAATGTAACACTTGGTACAGCATCTGGTGACTCACTTACAGTCAACTCAACAACTACTTTCCAGAATGGAGTAACTTTCAATGGAACTACAACTATTTCTGGAACTACATCTCAAACTGGTCAGATTGAGATTGATAACCTTAGATTAGATGGTAATACACTATCTACCATTAACTCTGTACAAGAATTAATAATTGACCCTGATCCTACAACGGATGCGGGTGGTCTTGTTGTTATCAAAGGTGACTTACAAATTGATGGAACTACAACTACAGTGAACTCTGCTTCAATGTCAGTTAATGATCCTACAATAGAATTAGGTGATCCCACAACTCCTGTTACACTGACTGCAGAAGCAGCTGGTGGTCAGGCAATTATTGTTGTAGACGCTGTAGATCAACTACAAGTTGGTGACTCAGTTACTTCATCAGTAGCTGGTATTCCTAGTAACACAGTTATTAATGCTATTAATACTGGAACTAAAGCAGTTACTTTAAGTGCTAACTTATCACAAACAATGGCATCTGGTTCTGTTGTAACAACAGTAAGTGGTGCTGACGATCAATTAGATCGTGGTGTTAAAATTCACTATAATTCTAGTGGAACTAACATCTTTGGTTTCTTTGGTTATGACCGCACAGGTGGTGCCGATGGAACTGGTGCATGGACATTTATTGAAAATGCAACAGATAACAACACTGTATTCGGTGTCACAGGAAACCGTGGTACAGTTGTAATCGGTGATTTAGAACTAGACACCGATCTTCAAGTAGAGTTTGGTGGTACTGGAGTATCAACATTCACCACAAATGGTATTGTTTTCGGTAACGGAACAAGTCCAATGTCAGTTACTGCAGCTGCTAACATGGGAGCACCTGGTACAGGATCTGATGTAACAACTTCATATCAAGTTCTTACAGTAACATCTGCGGGTGTACCTGTATGGACAAACACAATCGACGGTGGAACTTTTTAAAACATGAACGCACAAATTGTTATTTCTACATTACAAAAGAAAATTTCTGAATTGACACTGATAAATGTAATGATGGAGGCACAAATCTCCGACTTACAAAGTCAGTTAAATAGTATGAGTACTGAACAACAATCTGAGAATGACTTAGATGGCAACGAGAATCAAACTAAAGAGATCGACGACAGCAACAGTAGTCCCGACGACTTCTAATTTAGAAGACGGTGAGGTCGCTCTTAATATAGCGGATAAAAAACTATACGCTAGAAATGGATCAAATATAATAGAGGTAGCAAACCAGAAACCTAACACAGGTGAAGTGGTTACTACCATGCTTTCTTCTGACATAACCAATGGTCAGGGGAATACTTTTTATGTTGCATCAGTAGGTTCAGATAATACAACTCTTGCTAATGGTGGAGCTGGTGGTAAGCATCCAGACACACCCTTTCTTACTATTACAAAGGCACTTTCAACTGCTACATCAGGTGATACAATCATAGTTGCACCTGGCGAATATCAAGAAGCATTTCCATTAACAGTTCCTGACGGTGTTACATTACGTGGAACTAATCTAAGATCGACATCAATAAAACCAACATCTGTCACAAACGATAATAACGCACTTATATTGTCTGGAGACTGTCACGTTTCCGACTTAACAATTAAAGATTTTTACTACAACAGTAGTGCTGACGAAGGATATGCATTTGTTGTAGTGTCAAATATGGATTCTACACAGAGTCCATATATTGAAAGATGTACAGTTACAACAAAAGGTAGTGTAGTATCTGGTTCTGATCCTTATGGATATGCACAAGGAGATGCAGGACGTGGTGCTAAGTTAGATGGTGCAAATATTGCGAGTGCATCAAGACATGGTTCTGTTTTGTTTAACGAGTGTACATTCATTACACCTAATCAGGTTGGTCTAATAGTTACCAATGGTATGCGTGTAGAGTGGTTGAATTGCTTCAACTATTTTGCATCTATTGGTATTCAAGGTATTCAAGGTGCTACTGGTAAATCTGGTACAGGACAAACTAGATTAAAATTTGGTGGTGTTAGTGGAACATTCTCCACATCTGAAGTTGCATATCAATTAGAAAATGGTTTCCAGTCAGGATCATATGCTAGATCTGGATCTACAATTACACTAACAAGAACTGGACATGGTTTAGTAACAGGTGATTACATCTATGCAGATCATATCAGTGGTGGTGCTACAGATGGATTTTATCAAGTTACTTTAGTAGATGCTAATAATGTAACTTATACTAGTGGATCTGGAACTATATCAGCAAGTAATGTAACTTACAAGAAGGCAGTTGCACGTGGTGTGGTTGCAAGTAATGATGGCACATACGTTTATATTACTGGTAAAGGAACTGGAGCATTTACAACAGTCAACAAACCAGCTAAAACACTGAGTAGATTTGGTGACTCGCAGTTAGATACAGCACAAAAGAAATTTGGAACAGCATCTATATTATTAGACGGAACTGAAGATAATGTAAAGGTTCCTGATGATGAAGACTTTGGATTTGGTACAGCAAACTGGTGTTTAGAAGCATTCATAAGACCTGGCAGTGTATCAGGCATACAAAGAATATTTGATCTTAGAGATAATTCTGCTACAGATACAGCACCTACAATGTATCTTAATGGAACTACATTACATTATGCAGTAGGAAATACATCACAGATTAGTGGTGGAACTTTAGCAACTGGAACTTTCTATCATGTTGCTGTTGCTAGAAATGGAGGAACAACAAAATTATTCCTAGATGGAACTGAGTTAGGAACATATACAGATAGCAATGACTATGGAACTACAACACCTGTTGTTATTGGTTCCGATTATCAAGCATCTCCTACAGAAGCATTTAATGGACATGTCGACGAAGTAAGAATTAGTAAAGGTGCTGCTCGTTTTACTGCAGGATTTACTCCTACAACAAGCGAATATGGTTCTGATAACAATACAGTGCTATTGCTTCATGCTAACGGTACAGACGCTTCTACGACCTTTACAGACGTCTCTGGTGGTACATCTGATATTAGATCTAGCGGTGGTGATTCTGCTACATCTGTTATCACTGCTGACTATTCTCAATTCGGTGCTGAATTACGTTCTGTGGCATCTGCATGTGTGTATGGACAGAAAGGAGCACAAGCGAATGGTTCTGGTGTAAAATTAATATTGACTGCACATAACTTTGGTTATGTTGGATCTGGTGCAGACTATACTAATGACCCATCTCTTGCTGTACAGAATAATGAAGTAGAAGAATTAAATGGAGGTAAAGTTCTATTTTCTTCTACAGACCAAGATGGTGATTTCCGTGTTGGTGATGCATTTTCTGTAGACCAAGAAACTGGTAACGTATCTTTTGCTGCTACATCAACAGCTCAGTCTGCTGCAAACATTACATTAAGTGATGCAACTGGAACAACTAATATTTTCCCTGCATACATTGAGACAGGTAACTTAAGAATTGCGGGTAATAGTGTAACTTCTACTACAGGTCAGGTAATCGTTGACCCCTCTGGTCAAGAAGACTTTGTGGTTAACGCTGAAACAATCGTTAAAGAAGCAATTTATTTTGATGTTAATAAATCAATATCATTTGGTAGCACAGTTCAAGGTGCTCTAAAAATTGGTGGATTTGGTGGATCTA